ATGCAGGGAGGGGGTGTATTTTCCACGACCCCCCCCCATACCTATTGGTTAAGCAACCGCATGACCCGTCTCTACTTTCTTGTAGATTTTTAAAGGATCGAATTTGATAATCTCATCAATCGCGCGTTCGATTTCAGAAGCATTTTCTGCGTCTGATAACGCATCTGATGTTTTTGCAATTCTTGCAAGATACGAACAAGTATTGTAACCTTTTTCGCAATCGAACAGAAACCACTTTGTGAAATCGTCAAAAGGATTGAAAGGATTATCGATTGTAGTTATGTAACATTCTGGCATAGCTTTCATCCTTTCTCTAAGTATTTGTGAACTGTGGACGGCGACACGCCTATAGCCTCCGCTATCTGGGCGGCGGTAGCACCTCTGGCCGCCATAGACTGAATCCTGTTAATTTTAGCTTGACTAAGCTGAACTGTTGCGCGAGGAGTTGCTCTCTGTCGAAGCAGTTCATTGTCTGTATAGTCAAGAATCTTTAACAGAGTGGTGCTGTGAATAGCACCTGCCTGAATGGCTTCCCATTCTCTGTCGTCTATGTCAATGGGATGTCTTTTGGCACCTACCTCCACTCTCGCAGCGGCAAGCTCTCTCTGAGCAAGCTTCTTTTTCTCAGCCTTGTTGTTAGCAAGTTCATCATCAGCTGCAACCTTGGCCTTGAAACGACTGTTTGCCAGCATCTGGGCGCGCCGTTCGAGCGGGGAATTAAGTTTGGCAGCTTCAAGTTTCTTCTTTAAACCGGCAACTTCTTTTTTGTAAGTTACTGCAGCAGAAGGATTGTAAACCAAAGACGGACCATTTACAGCTTCAACACGAGCTTTGCGAGCGAGTTCTTTCATAGCATTTGCATACTTTGCATATTCCTTTTCCTTGCGGTTATTGGGATCACCTACAAGGGTAAACGCATCATCGGTCTCTGCCATCTTGGTACTACTTTGGGTACGCATCTTGATCTTGCCGTTCTTGTCAGTGTAATACAGGTCATCTGCCAGCTTATAGGATACCTTACCAGTCTCCTTGTCTATCTTGGGTGCTCCTTGAGTGCGGGGTATGTTCTCTGGCGATTTAGCCCGGGAGATAATAGTAGAGGACCCCTCATGATACTTGCCATCAGGGCCTATATGCCCTTGGTACTTCTTCTTAAGGGCAGCTATATCGTTGTCGATTTCACTCTGCTTATAATCAAGCTTGTGCTTATAAGCATCAATGACAACCATACTATGCCTATCGGCCTTTGCCAAGTCAGAGGGCCCCGCGCCTTTTAGGTTCATGTCCGAAATCAGGTTACTAACCATGCCCATTTGCAGCTGTATAGAACCCTTGGCCATTGTTCGATATTCCTTACCATTACGATAGTAATGTTCTTTGCCTTTGCTGTCGACAACAACTTTACTCGGTCCGTACTCCATCGTGGGATCAAAGCCTTTTAAGCCAGTAAGCTCAGGCGTTGACACAACACGGGTTGAAACCCGATCGCTGTTGCACGGTATCACCATAACGGTGTCTCCGTCAAAGTCCGCTCCTGAAAGGCGAGCAGCAACCTTTGAATTGATCCCGATAGCATCTGTCGCACCGTTGCCAATGTTCTTTACACCCTCAGGCTGCTTGTTGTTGACCTTAAGAATTGGTATTTCAAAAGTTCCGGCATGAGGAAACCGAACAAGAGCAACAGTGTCGCCATCAGGATAATTTGGTGCATATACTTCATTGTCCTTGATGGTCTTCAGGGGAAGAATAACCTGATACTTCTGACCGGGAAGGGAAGCCGCCTTAAGATGAACCGCTGCCGAATCACATTCGTCTGCAAATGTGAGAAGCATCTTTTTCTTCAAAGTCGGGTTCGTGCATTCCAGAATATCATTGTAGTCAGCCAACCGGTCGTCGGTAGCCTGCTTCAATTGCTTCTGGATCATGCCGATGCCCTGCTTCGCCAAGAACTGTGACGGAAGCTTGTTCGACCAATCCTCCCAGTCTCCTTCTTCGGCTCGCTTATTGATAAGGGAAAGCTGCTTATTGCCATCTTTATCAATATAATAGCTCTGGCCACCTCTCTGATTATCAGGATTTCCTGGTTCGTTGATTCCTTCTTTGATCAAAGAGCCAAAGGGATTATCCGGGTCTTTGGAAATGGGTTTAAGAACCTCAAGCTTCGACTTGTCGCTCGTCTTATTTGTGTTAAAGAGAATATCATAACCTTTCGGAATATCATCCGAATACATGGCCATTCCCTTAATATAATGGGTCCCGTCAACAAGAATACGGACCTGCGCATAATGAGAATTTCCCAAATCGAGATCGGCGACGCCTCTTCTGATTTCGACTACGCCGTCTTTATCGATACCGCCTTCATCCGCATATCGAATCGCCAAACGACTCGAATCCATGCTCTTGGGATAAACCCATTTCGGGTCAAACGTTTCACCATTATCATGGGACACAAAATCCTCATTTATCTGATGAACGTTTTCATATTTATAAATCTCACTATGCTTGGTGCCGGGCTTGCACGCAACTTTGAGGATCGTCTGCTTGCCGGGGTTCGTTATCTGAGGAACGCCGCCACCATAAACTTCATAGCCTTGAAGCTCAAGAATATCAAGCGCTTCTTTGAGCTTCGTAGACGATACACCAAGCTTAATATCAGCGCCGGTTCCGACGTCGATCATCCCATACTTGTCGATTTGCTCCCTGAGAACGTCAGCGGTATTCATTGCTGCATTTCTACGAGCATCGGCGTCATCATTGAGCAAATTGCGGATGGAAGACTCGTTTTTGTAGCCCATCATTTTTGCAATCTGAGGCCGAGAATATCCTTTGGCTTCAAGGTCCTTTGCTTTTTCGCGCTCAACGTTGCGGCGTTCAGTCTTTGCAATGCTCTTAAGAGCTCTGAGGTCGCCGGTACTGATGCCCATTTCGTCGGCAATCTCTTTTTCGGTTTTACCTTCATTGTGCATCTCTTCGACTCTTGCAAGGAAGTCCCCGCTATGCTGATAAGGCTTCTCACCAGAACCCCAAGGATATCTTCCTGACCGCTTAGGCATTCCATAATGCTCAAGGAAAGAGTCATAATAGTCGTCAAGGTCGTTAGCCATGAGACCTGTGTGCTTCAAAATATCTTCTATAACGCCATTCATATCTCATTCCCCCTAAACTTCAGTTTTTCGATCAGCTTGTCGAAAGTCACTATTTTGTTAGCGACTCCGATAATCTCGTTCGGATTAGGGGAGTCGATTTGAATGCTTCCGGACTGGTATATTCTCGTCTCGGTCTGGATCTGCGATGGGTCGAATCTATACTCAAGGCAGAACAAAGCGGCATAAATATAAAGCTGCTCCATATGCGCTTGAGTAACGCCGCTCTTATAGTCATGTATGCGAAGAAACTTATCTCGAAAAGCAATGGCATCCGTTGTCCCAAAACAATTTGGCGAATAATATAATACCTGCTCCGGCGTCATACGATAGCTGATGGCGTCGTTTACATACATGTTAAGCGTCTGCTTGTTCTTCGGAAGTCTCTGACCTAAACGAATACACTGCGCTGCAAACTCATGAAGTTCTGTTCCTTCTTTTGCCGCAAGGGAGTTCATGTATGTGTCAGTCAGTTTCTTTTCGTCGTAATTCAGCCAATGGTACTTGCTCGCTCCGAGGAACGCGTGCTGGCCTTCAATCTCTGAATGCTTGTTGAAGATCATTTAAAACCTCCTGTTTGTTTTCCGGAAATATAAAGCTGCCGAATGACATTCCGGAGGCTTTGTCGACGTAATATTTCTGATTCGCTTGTTTCCGTGCATCCTCATACCTTTTGCATTCGAGCAAGGCCCAATGGCCGTTATACAAAATAGTAAGATCGGGAATGCCCTGAATATAATTGGGGTCATTCTTCATTACGATGCAACCAGGGAAGAGCGCTTTCAGTTCTTTTATCAGATTCGGCTGAAAGTCTCTTTCCAATTTTGCTGTCGCCATAAATATCAAATCCTTTACAAAAAAAAAAGAGAGA